AACGGGCACACCAGGTGCAGAAGAAATGAAGAAATAAGCAGGCACGGACACGTCAAATGTGTGCTTGATGAATCTCTCCTGCTGCGACATGTCCTCAAAGTTGGTCTCAGTCGCGAGTGATCCATCGACAAGTTTGGCAACAAACCAGTACCCTTTCGCTGTATCCAGTCTCCAAGACTGACCCTGCGGGAGAAAAGTGCTGAAGATCTTCTCTATGATCTGATTTGCGTGTTGAGTGTACTGAGTCCAGACAGTGACTTGATACTTCGCGGTGTAAAACTGAGGTGTGGGAACGACGATCGTCTCATACACGTTGTTCTTGAGATTGGGATACAGGTATGCACCGTCGCGAACGAACTTGGAGTTCCTCAGCTGACCTGTTGTGCCTCCCGGCGCGGGAATTTCTCCTTCGATCGTGGAGGCTATGTTGTCTTGGTAGGGTAGAAAAATCTTGTTAATTAAAGCCTGGTAACTACGATCGGATTTATCTAGTCTTCTCCTGATGACAAACTCTCCCACCTGCTGATTGATTCCGCGGCCGACGACGTCGTCAGACACGTTCTGGCTTATCTCGGTTCTCATGATCGTGATTAGAGGGATGAGAAGCGTGTTATTTCTGTCGCGAAGGGCGCTGCCTCTCTTCAACAGAGCCCACTTCTCACCTGCAGCGAAGATGACAGGGACCTTCTTTAACTCCGCTCCGTCTGTGCCGCCGCACTCGGCGACGATCTCCTTGTCGAACAGGTTGAAAATTCCGATGTCGACGTCCTCCACGCCGCACGAAGGAATGTGGAGATCGGGGGTACCCGCGGTGTTCTCGTAGCCCGTCGGAAGCGGGGTCTGTCCGTAGTTGTACTTGGAGTTTGACTTGAATCTCGTTGACATGTCTCTCCTCACTCGTCGTAGAACGCGGAACCCACACGCTGAGGATCACCGTTGGGCGATATCTCCTTGGGTCCTGTTAGGGGTTTGTCGAGGACGCCGTTCTCCACGAGGTCCCGCTTGTCACCGGTGGGGTCGCCGTTCTCGTCGAGAGCCTCGCCGCGCTGTTGGTGGAACTCGTTCTGAACCGCATCGGCATCTGTGTACTTGATATCGGTCGGGCCGAGCGTAGGCGCCTTGAACAGGCCTTCGCGGGCCTTCGTTCCAATGAGTTTGACTCCGTCCTTGTGCTCCGGCATACCGTATATGTTTCTCATGAAAACTCTCTCGGTGATCTCGTAGAACACGTCCGAGAAGGAGAAGAAGTCGCCGATGGTGACATTGATGCCCTTGTCGACGAGGTCGCGGTGCTGGATGTACACCTCTATCTTGAACTGCGCGTCGATTCCGAACTTGTCTATCTTCGTGTCGTTCTGAAAATTGTTGTCGACGAGAGCATCGAGGGCGATGGGGTTGTCGTACACCTTCTGAAGTGCCTCGTTGTAGACGCCGTGCGTCTTCGTCTTCAGCTCTGAGATGGGATAGTAGTAGACCTTCTGGCCCACGACGTCCTTGATTATCTCCTTCGTGATATCAGAGATGAAGTTTAACTCTCTGGGAGTGATGAAAAGGCGTGACATGTGAGTTCAGGCCTTCTTCTCGAAGAGGAGGATGAGGCCCAACCACAGGGGCCAGCCCGCCGTGAAGATGAGGAACGTGGGGATCGAGAGCAACTTGTTGACGGCGCCCATGTACAACAGGTTGATGAACGAGTTGTTCTTTCCCCACTGTTCTGACGATGTCGCCGCGAACACGTAGAGGAAGAACCCGATCGCGGTGTAGATCAGGCCTGCGAGGACGAGGAGGATTGTTAGAAATATCGACATGACTTTATCCTATGGAGATAGAGTGGCCCTTGGGCATGGGAACGTACTTGAGTTGCTTGTTGAGTGATTCAGATGCCGCGGCGTCCGCCTCGAGGAGTTTCTGGTGCGTGAGTTGGGCGAGGAACTCCTTCATCTGTGTCTGGAGCTTGTCCTTGTCCTCTCGCCCCTGCGTGACCAGCGCCTCGCCGTTCAGTTGAAGATCCGCGTTGGGAATGGGGATGTTCTGAAACTTCGACCTGATCAATCCGAGGAGTTCTCTCGCGAGGGCGAGGGTGTACTGGCGGATCCACTGGCGACCGGGCTGGTTGATCGTGGCGAATGGGATGTTTCCCAGTGGCATGTTCTGTGCTCCCGACACGCCGTAGATCGTCTGGTCGCCATAGGCACTGGGATTCAGCACGTCCTGGGGTGGCAGGACCTTGCAGAATAATTTTCCTATTTGTAGATCGGTAACAGGTATGGGATATATTCGTAATTTACTACCCATGATCTCGTAGGAGTAGTGGGACCTCCTCACCCTGAACGCGGACTCGAGCATGCCTCTCCTGAGGACGTCCTCGAAGATGGGGAGGACGTAGAAGATGGAGGAGTTCACGTACGATTCGTAGTTGAAGTTGGTGGCCATGAAGTTGGTGATGTTCGAGGCGTTGAGGAGGAAGTGTTGCGCGGCGAGGGGTTCCATGTGAAAGAGTTCCACGACGCGGAGCTTTCCCTTCTGACCCGTTAGACTGTTATAAACGTTGCTTCCACTAACAACGTCTTTGAGGTCCTTGTAGATATCGTAGTCCTGCTGGCCACCTACTAAGTCGAAGTATCCGAATGTTGCATTCGAGGAACCTCCCACGAAGGCGTTGGTGGCGTAGGGCTCTGCCATTCTGAGGAGGTATTCCAGAGATCGCTGTGTGTACTTGTTCGTGAGGTTGGAGGAACCGGTCTGCGCGCCGAGGACGTTCGTCAACTCTGACACGATCTTCGTCTCGTGGATGAGGCGTGAGTACTCACAGGTCGCCTCCTCGAAACACGCCCAGATCTCCTTCTTCGTCAACTCGACGGAGAGTACGTCGTCGCCCATCTTGCGCTTCACGTACGTGACCATGGAATCGGCCTCGGTCTGGAAGTCTGTGTCGCCATCGAAGAATCCAAATGGCGTCGGCGATATTGTCGTGAGGAAACTGGCCATGATTGCACCTATCTTGGAAGATAAGTATGCATTCATCAACGATTTGGTTTCATCCTCCGTGAGCTTTTATGGCCCGTTCCTGACGTTCAGCTCCCGATCGACTTCCGTGTTTGCCCAGGCGCCTCCTGCGGCCGGTCGACTTGTCCTTGTCCTTCGTGTAGAGGCACCAGTCATCGCCACATTTTCGAATAATCTCGACGATGAGTTGCCTGAGAAGGTTCTCGGTCATTTCTTGAACTTGTCACGGAGAGACTGACTTTGAGCCTGTATATCTTTTGCGATTCCCATCTTGTTTAGATAAGCTTCGCGAAGGGAGAATTTAGACGATAAATCAGCAGAATCAGCCTGCACCGGTAGAACTGCAGCTCTCTGTTCGACATGAGGCTTCTGTTTGGCAACGGTCTGCGCCGGTGGCGCAGCCTGCGGTCGCTGCTCAAACTTGATTGCGGTTGCAGCAGGAACCGAGGGTCTAGACACTGACAATGAAGAAGCGGTCACAGTGACATCAGAAGATGGCTTGCGGACTACCTGAATGGACTCAGCGAAGACAGAGAGTGTCTTCTTGAAATTGATCTGGAACTGGAGGGGTGCGAAGTACCTGTTGTCGACGAGGACTTCCACGCGAGCATTGTAAGTTCCTTCTGTTATTTTCTTGTCCATGCGAGGCATGGTGAACTGAACTACTTCGTCCTCACCTGTGCCATATCCATTGAACATATAGGCAAAGTCGTCGTTCTCGCAAACGAGACGTACCTTTGCAGGTGACATTGCAGTTCCTTCCATCTTGATCTTGAAAGTGAGATCGTTCGTCTCCTCGAGATCCAATTCTACGGTTTCTGTCAGCGGTTCCATCGCAGATACATATCTCTCACTTTACTCTATTGATAGAGATCTTTATGTTATCGAAAATTGATCTTGCCTTGAAAGATATTTTGCTTGCGGCTCGTACAGCAAACTGAGAGGCATCTGAAAGATTCACTTTGACTGATCCTTGAATGGGGACCGTGGGTGCTTTTTGATTCACGCGGAGGAGCTTTGCCCAAACAACAACTTCCTGAATTTCTCTCAGTGCTCTTTTTGTGCCTGATTGACCCAGTTCTATGAACCTTAAAACTGCGTCCCTGATGACGGACATGAGACTAAATCCCTGGGCTACTATGTTTTGATTCCTTCCAAACCCTCTAGTAACA